ATACCCCGAACTTCACCGGCGAGTACGTCCCCGACGAGCTCCGCCTTCTGCTCCCCTCGCGCCAGTGGCAAGAGGACATGCTGAAGAAGTGGGGCGAAGACAGTCCGCTGTACAAGTCGAAGGTCCTCGGTGAGTTCCCGGAGTCCGGCGAGAACACGCTGATTCCGCTGAGCTGGATCATCGCTGCTACCGAACGCGAGTTCGAGCCACGCAAGTTCGACGAGTCCAAACTGGGCGTCGACGTCGCGCGATTCGGCTCCGACCGCTCGGTGATCTACCACAACCACGGCGGCCGGATCCGGCTCATCAGCGACCGCAACGGCGAGGCCACGACGCAGACCGCCGGCCGGGCCATCGAAGCCTGGCGGGAGACCCGCGCCACCGACATCCAGGTGGATGGCGTCGGTGTCGGCGCCGGTGTGGTCGACATGCTGGACGAGCAGGGATTCCCCGTCGTAGACATGCAAGCCGGCTCCGGAACCAGTGACCCGAAGCGGTTCGTCAACGCTCGGGCGGAGTGGTACTGGAACCTGCGCACGGAGTTCGAGCAGGGCCTGATCGACCTGGACCCCGAAGACACCGAGCTCGCCAGCCAGCTCGCCTCGCTGCGGTACCTGTACACCCGCCGCGGCCAGATCCAGATCGAGTCCAAGGACGACATGCGCAAGCGCGGGATGCCGTCACCGGACCGCGCCGACGCCTGCATGCTCAGCCGCGCCTGGCCGATCGAGGACAAGGTTTCCGACACCATCGACGTACTGCACTGAGAGGTTGCCGTGGTCAACCAACACGCGAAGAAGTTCGACGTACCGCCACCCGAAGGCTGGGTCGAAGGCAAGCTCATGCCCCCGACCGCCAACGTCCAGACGGACAAGCCGAAGTGGTACACGCTGACCATGGGGGAGATCCCCGCCGACAAGAAATCCCTGTACGACGTCGTGAACTGAAGGGAGTCTCGCCGTGGCTGTCGAGGACGTGATCGCCGCGGTAGCGGACTGGAAGGTGCGATCGGGCGACATCAGCATGTACACCGACTACTACGACGGCAAGCACCGGATCGGGCAGTACGCCACCCCGGCGTTCCGCCGCGACTTCCTGTGGGTCCTGGAGAACGCCAGGGAGAACTACTGCAAGGCAGTGGTCAACGGCTTCAGCTCGAAGATGAAGATCACGACCTGGGAGTCGAACACCGAGGACAACGCGAAGATCGCAGCTCAGCTGGTCGACGACACCGGCATGCAGCGCACGATGAACTACACCCACCGCGAGACCCACAAGACCGGTGACGCCTACGTGCTGGTCTGGAACGACGCGAGCGGGGAGCGGCGGGCCTGGCCGAAGAAATCCGGCATGTGCGTCCCGCTGATCGAGCCGGGCAACCCCGACGCGATGCGCGTCTTCGCGACCCTGTGGATCAACGAGGACGGCTACGGCCGGGTGAACCTGTACTACGGCGACGTCCTCGAGCGGTGGGTGACCTTCACCAAGCTCCGCCAGCGCTCGATGGCGCGTCAGTCGATCAATACGACGGCCTGGCCCGAGAAAAAAACCGCCTGGCGGTTGTTCGACGGCGACGGTGACGCGGATACCATCAGCCACGAGTTCGGCCAGGTGCCGGCCGTGTGGTTCCCGCACGACGCCGACGGCTTCGGCGAGCACGGGCGATCCGTGCTCGAGGACGTCATCCCGTTGCAGGACGGGCTGAACAAGAGCGTCGCCGACCTGATCGTCGGTGGCGAGAACTTCGCTCAGCCGTTGCGGTACCTGATGAACTACCGGGCGAAGAAGCAGATCGACCCGGAGACCGGTGAGATCACGACCGAGAAGATCGAGGCCAACCCCACGGTCAACAAAGTGCTGGCGATCCCTGGCGACGGGCCGTTCGGCCAGCTCGATCCTCCGGACGCCACGAAGCTCATCGCGGTGCATGAGGCGTGGGCCAACAAGGTCACCCGGGTCACCGGTCTGCCGGCGTTCTACGTCACGCAGACCAGCGGCGAACCGCCCACGGGCGTCGCGCTGCGGGTGCTCAGCACCCGGCTGACGGACATGACCTGGGACACGATGAACGACTTCACCCCGCGGTGGTCGGAGGTTCAGTCGCTTCTCGGCAACCCCGACGTGCGGCCGGTCTGGAAGGACCCCGCACCGACGGACACGTCCGAGGAACTGGACAACGCCGAAGCCCGCAAGCGCATCGGCTGGGGCCTCCTGGAGAACCTGAAGGAACTCGGGTACGACAACGACGACGCCGAACGCATCATCAAGGACGCCGACGCTCGCCGCGCCGACACCCAGCGCGCATTCGAAGCCGGCGTCCCGCCGATCGACCTGTCGGAGTGAGCTATGGCCGTCACCAGGGAGACCCTGCGACTGATGGCCCGGCTCGAACTCATCGTCAGCTCGAAGCTGGGCGCCAGCGAAGCGAAGATGACGACGGCTTGGGCCAGGGCGTGGCGCGCCATTCAGTCCGAGTGGAGCGCCTTGGCTCGCATCGTCGCGGCGGACATTGCCGAAGGCAAGCAACCGTCCCGACGTACCCTGGCCCGGCTCCGCAACGTCCGGGCCGCCGCGGCGTCGACACAGGCCATGCTGGAACAGCTCATCGGAGCGACCGGCGGGATCCTGGCCGACGACGTACTGAGCATCGCCCAGCAGACGTCCGCCGCTCAGCACCGGATCATCACGTCGATGCTCCCGCCGGGCGCTCCACTCGGGCACGAAGGCGTGCCGAACCGGCAACTCGAAGCGATCGTCCGCCGTACGACACAGCAGATCACATCGACCCTCCGGCCGCTCTCAGCTGAAGCGACCGAAGCGATGATCGAGCAGCTGATGGCCGGTGCGGTCCAGGGCCAGAACCCCCGCGACGTCGCCCGGCAGATGCTCCGCAACGTCCAGGGAGAGTTCTCCGGAGGGCTGTTCCGTGCGAAAAACGTCGCACGGACCGAGCTCTTGGACGCTCACCGCCAGGCCGCAGCCGTCACCCAGAACCAGTACGACGACGTACTGTCGGGGTGGCAATGGCTCGCGCACCTGACGGCCCGGACCTGCCCGGCGTGCTGGGGGATGCACGGCACAGAGCACGAGCTCAGCGAGCCGGGGCCCAACGGCCACCAGCAGTGCCGATGCTCGAGAGTGCCGAAAACCAAGTCGTGGGCCGATCTCGGATTCGCGATCCCCGAACCACCGTCGCTCATCCGCGGCGGCCAGCAAGAGTTCGGCCAGCTGTCCGCGAAGGATCAGCTCGCCGTCATGGGCCCGACCCGGCTCGCCACACTCAAGAGCGGTAGCGCCGACTGGTCCGAGCTGGCGCAACTCAAGCACAACCCCAGTTGGCGAGATGCCTACTACGTACGACCCGTGGCCGACTTCCGGCCGCGTATGAACCGTTCGGCGTGACGCCGACGGACTCCGAGAGGGAGAACAGGAATGAGCCAGACAGCAACCGAAGGCGGCAACACCGGTGCTCAGGGCAACAACGGTGGAGCTCCCCAGCTCCCTCCGGGCGTCGCTCAGAACAGTGCTGCTGCGACGGCGTTCCAGGGCCAGCAGGGCGGCGACAACGGCCAGGCTGGCGACCAGAGCGCGAACAACGGTGGCAAGCCCGCCGGCTACGTCCCGGTAGCCGAGGTCGCTCAAGAGCGCCAGAGGCGCCACGAGCTGGAGACCAAGGTCACGCAGCTCCAGGAGGCGCAGACCAAGCAGCTCGAGGCCTTCAAAACCGCGCTGGGACTGAAGCCCGAGCAGACCGCCGACGAGGCCGCGAAGGCGCTCCAGCGGCAGCAGGAAGAGCACCGCACGGCGCTCGTTCAGCTCTCGGTGCACCAGCTCGCCACGACCGCCGGGGCCGACCCGGCACGGCTTCTGGACTCGCGCTCGTTCCTGGAGTCCATCAAGAATCTCCAGCCCACGGATCACGCCGGCATCGCCGCGGCGATCACGAAGGCGCTGGAGAGCAACACCACCCTTTCCGCGACGGCGCGCAACGCCGGCGCGGGATCCAGAGACGCTGCACAGGGCGGAAACGCCGGTGGCAACAAGCCGTCGATGTCGGATCTTCTCCGATCGGCGGCGGGCCGCTGATGTCCGCGCTGTGACGCTGCTGCCATGTCGGCAGCTTTCCTACAACCAGTGGAGGTTTGCCAGACATGGCAGTCATCTCGCGGGCAGACGCTACGTCGCTGCTCAACACGCAGGACATCCGGGAGATCCTCCAGGAGGCGCCGAAGTCGAGCGTCGTCCTGAGCACCTTCCGGCACATCGTGATGTCTTCGACTCAGGCCAAGATGCCGGTCCTGTCGGCGCTGCCGACCGCCGGCTTCGTGACCGACAACACGGAGAACTCCAGCTCCACGAAGCCGACCAGTCGGGTCGCGTGGGCCGACAAGTTCCTCAACGTCGAAGAGATCGCCGTCATCGTTCCGATCCACGAGAACGTGTTCGACGACGCCGACTACGACATCTGGGCGGAGGTCAAGCCGCTCATCGCGCAGGAGTTCGGCCGCGTGCTGGACGGTGCGTGCCTGTTCGGCACCAACAAGCCGGCGTCGTGGGATCTGTCGCTCGAGGACGGCGCCCGCGCGGCTGGTAACGTCCGCTCCGCCGCGGCGGCCGGTGACCTGGCTGAGGACATCAACCAGACCATGGCGCTCGTGGAGGCCGACGGCTTCGACGTCAACCAGTTCTACGCCGCGCGTTCCCTGCGTTCGCAGCTGCGGGGCCTGCGCGACACGACCGGTCAGCCGATCTACCTGGACAACATCCGGGCCGACGGCAACACCCCGACCATCTACGGCGAGCCGATCTCCTGGGTCACCAACGGTGCCTGGGTTCCGGCGTCCGGCACGGCTCCGACCGACGCCGGCGCGACCGTCATCGCGGGTGACCGTGACAAGGCGATCCTCGGTATCCGCCAGGACATGACCTTCAAGGTCCTGGACCAGGCCACCGTCGGCGGCTACAACCTCGCCGAGAAGGACATGATCGCGATCCGTTGCAAGATGCGGGTCGCGTTCGCCGTCGCCAACCCCCTCACCCCCGAGGCGACCGGCGGCTACCCGTTCGCGGTGCTGAGCGTCTGACGTGGCCACCACGCTGTACGGGCCCGATGGGTCTGTCGTCAGCGTGGCCGATACCCCCGTTGCGCTGAAGAATCGCCTTCTCGCGCGGGGGTACACGACCACTCCGCAGGTGGTTCCGGGGCCGGCTGCCGCTTCCAGGCAGCTGGCGTTCGGAGGCTCCCAAGGTGCGGTCGTGTTCCGCTGGGACGACGGCTACGCTTCGGCTCTCCAGATCGCTCAGCTGGCATCCCAACGGAGCCAGCGCCATACGTTCGCCATCACGTCCGACCTCATCGGCCAGGCCAACTACCTGACCGCGGCCGGTGTGACGGCGATCGCCAAGGCGGGGCACGAGATCGCTTGCCACGCCAAGACTCACGTCTCGATGACCGGCCTGACGGCGGCCACTCGAGTACCGCAGTACGACGACTCGAAGGCCGCACTTCAGGCCATCGCGAACGTGCCTCCGGTGACCACCTGGGTCTACCCGCTCGGAGGATCGGCTCGCGACGCGACCACCGACGCTGAGCTGTTCCTGCGTTACGACCGGATCATGGACATCTCCGGGGCCGCCAACCGGCGCTGGATGTTCGCTTCCGACCAGAAGCGCGCGGGGCAGTTCTCCGTGGCGTCGTTCAACCTGGACGGGACC